AGCTGTGACAGAATACTACGCTAAGGCACTCGAGTTCTGGACAGTACTGCTGAAGCTGTCGGTAGCTAACCCTTCGCATGCACTGCAAAATCTGAGTGACCAGGACAAGGAGAAGTTCAAGTCCATTAAGCACAAGCTGCTCCTGCTTCAGAACACTTACGGTTCCAAAAGTGAGTCTTGATGACCCACTAGGTGCTCATATATAATAAAGATATGAAAACATCAAAGGATAGGCAGGTCGGGTCTGGTCACCTGCGCAAGACGGCTACGCCTGCGAACAACGGACCGCGTATCAGGAAGTACTTCATCTTCAACGATAAGATCGTCAACAAGGACGAGTGCATCGTACAGGGTCGTAGTTCCATTCAGAAAGGCGACTACGATCAGGTCGAGGTTCACATGCACGGCCTGAGCGACACCTGCCCTGGCATGGAACTGAAGAAGCACGACATCAAGTGTTTCCGCTTCGGAAAGGGAGTTCAGTAGTGCCTAAGGTTCGTATCCTGGCGCAGATCACGATCGACACCGACGAGGTGGGAATCGACGTCAATAGCGTAGTTGACGATCCTGCCGAGGAGGACGTTGAGGACGCCGTCTACGCCTACTTCTCGCAGCACGCCGACGAGCTTGCTGACCTGATCAAGCAGCAGTGTGACGAGGAGAAGAACTACCAGGACACCGTCGAGGTCGAGTTCGAGGAGTGGGAATGATCGCACTGGCAATCACCCTTATCACCTTCATCATCGGCAGCGTCTGCTACATGGAGTGGGACAACCGCAAGCACTGGGAGGACGGCCGTAAGCTCTCGAAGAGGGAGCTGGCCACGCGGACGTTTGTTTACAACAACCCGTTCCTCGAGAGCATGATGGCTGAGGCAGGTCTCCTGTAATGGCTAGGTACGTGCTGGTCAAGTTCGAGAGGGACGAGCCTGGCGAGGAGTTCTGCAAGGACATTCGGGAGGGCGAGACTTGGGACGTTCCCTCACCTGACGAGGTCATCTACTGCTGCGACTCTCTTACGAAGATGCAGGAAGAGTTGGTGAAGCGTGGCTAGGTACGTTCTGCTTGCCTTCGACGACAACGAGAAGGCCGACGAGTTCGTCGAGGCCTGTCAGGAGACGGGTATCGTCTCCTCGAACGCGGATACTTCCTTGAAGCACTTCGCTCCTGAGGTTCGTGCGGTCTACCAGATGCCGACGAAGTTCTGTGACTGCACTGTAGGTAAGGGAGGTCGTGGATTCACTCGCGGTAAGAAGTACGGCTGGTGGGTTCACAGTACCTGTGGTAAGCCGACTCGCGCATGGGCTCGTGGCGAACACTGGTTTACGGCACTCGGGCGGAACCTTCTGGAAAGGACTCCACAGGCACCTGAGTATCGGGGTGACGGCGATTTTAGTTTAGTGAGGCAGCAATGACACCTATGGACTGGATCATCGTCGGCACTGTCGTCTTCATTCTCGTGGGCCTAGGATTCATCTACTGGGCGGAGACACGGTGAGTAAGCTCGATGACGCCATCGCTGTCTGGTTTGAAGAGCGTGGCGGGCAGAGCCTTGCAAATACTGAAGAGGACCTCAAGTTTTGGGTAGACTTTCACATACAGCGCGGACGTAAGGTCTGGGTTTTCAGGAAGGCGGAAGTATGGGATTGTTCGGAGAAGCCACCAAGCAGTACGGACCCCAAGCCAGATACGAGGATCCTTCCCTGAGGAAGCACAACGGCCCTGCCACTCCTGGCATCATGCACATTAGCTACCAGAATGGCTCCTTGCAAGAGGAAGAGAACCGATTCCACTGCAAGGACCACGACATCACCGTCGACCAGACTGGTGCACTGCAGTACATTCAGATCTTGCACGATGACATGTCGGTGCAGATCATTCGTTCCTCTTACCTGAACATCCGCTTCTTCCCTGACTAGGAGTCCTGTGGACCTCAAGCTCCCGCTCAATGACGTCTTCGGTCCAACGATCCAGGGCGAAGGTCCGTACATGGGCCGGGTCGTGAACTTCATCCGCCTGGGACTCTGCAATCTGCACTGCTTCCAGTGTGACACCAAGCAGACATGGGACAAGGATCACTACGACCTGAAGAAGGAAAACCCGGCTACCGAAGCCGACGAGATCCTGGAGCGTGTCGAAGCTCTGGAGGGGTTTCAGAACGTTGTAGTCATCTCCGGCGGTGAGCCATTGATGCACCAGGATAGAGCAGGCTTCCGTCATCTGCTCAGAGGACTGGTCAAGCGCAATTACAGCGTCCACATCGAGACCAACGGTACACGTCTGGTTCGATCGGAGATCGTCGACCTGATCAAGCACTTCTCCGTCTCACCCAAGATCACATCCGCGCTTGTGTCCTCGGTGGACGAAGCATCGAAGCGGATCAAGATGCCTGTCCTGAAGCAGTTCGCTAGCTACGCCAAGCTGGACAAGGCGTGCTTCAAGATCGTCTGCGAGATGCCCGAGGACGTTCTCGAGGCGAACGCTCTTCGAAAGGAACTGGACCTGTTCGAAGATGACTTCTGGATCATGCCTGCTGGGCAGACGCCACAGGACACCGACAACAGCACTCGCCTGATCCTGCCCACCGTTCTCAAGTTGGGCATGAACTTCTCTCCGCGGTTACATATTTTGACAGGGGTTAAGTGACATAAAAGTCACCGTTGATTTCCCCTGATGAGACCCTATATAATAGATATGTAAGTCAGTGAACCAAGTGAAAGGTTCGAGCGCACATGCTCCTGACTGTTCAGGACTACATCGACGCAAAGCTGGTGCACTCGTTGCACACCAGCGAGTCGAAGTCCTTCCGCGGATGTCGACGCAGGTGGAACTGGATCTTCCGCGAGTTCTGGTACCCCCGTACGACTGCCAAGCCGCTCGAGTTCGGTACCGCCTACCACGTAGCCATGGAGAAGTTCTATTCTCCGGAGCTTTGGGATAAGCCCCGAGACGTAGTTACGGAACTGGCTATCCAAGCCTTCCGCAGTAAGTGCCAACACCAGCTTGACGAGTACTGCGACAAGAACAACATCACCCTGCGAGATGTCGACTCGGAGATCAAACAGGACTACGAAGAGCGTATGGCTCTGGGCGAGGGTATGATTCGATACCACGCTGAAGAGGTCTCACCCGAACTTGACAAGGATCTGATTCCTCGCAAGGTCGAAATCGCCTTCGAAGTTCCGGTCACCAACCCTGATACTGGTGAACAGCTCTGGTGCGTGTGCGACACTTGCTGGGCTCGCTACACTGCGTACATGCGTACGATACATTCGGATCTCGACAGCATCGTCGGCAAGTTGTTCAACTGCAGCTGTCGTAGCTGGGAAGAGCATCTCGGGTACTGGAAGGGCCTGCCTGTCACCTACGGTGGTCGCATCGACGCTATCTTCGAAGGCGTCGATGGTCGCTACTGGGTTGTGGACTGGAAGACCGCAGCACAACTCGCCGGTGATCGTGACGAGTTCCTGCTCATCGACGACCAGGTCACCCGCTACTGTTGGGCCCTGTGGAGTATTGGAATTCGCATCGCCGGCTTTATCTACCACGAACAGAAGAAGGGCTTCCCTGAGGCGCCGGAACCCCTGTCGCGGCGCCGACTCGGATGCCTGTACAGTGTGTCGAAGAGTCAGAACACCAACTACGACCTGTACAAGAAGACGGTCGAAGAGAACGACAACGGCGCCTACGTGATGGGTTGCTACGATGAGTTCTTGGAGTGGCTGGAGGAAAACGGAGGCGTCTTCCACCAGCGACACACTATCCACAGGAACGAGACAGAGCTGAAGCAGGCTGCCCGGAACGTCTACTTCGAAGCGCTTGACATGACTAACCCTGACCTGTTGATCTATCCTAACGCAGGTCGCTTCGGTTGCAACACGTGTGCCTTCCGTCAGCCATGCATCGGTGTGAACCAAGGCGAGGACTACCTTTATACGCTGCGAACGATGTTCGACAAGCGTCGATACCACTACTGGGAAGACAAGCAGCCGAGTACGGATTCCAAGGGTAACGAGTGATCTACCGCCTTTACTGCCTGGTGTGTGTTCTGACTTTAGTCATCGTCTTCACGTACGGAGTGTACCGTGTCTGAGCTTTTAACCCCTTCTTCGTTTGCGGGCCTTAAGGTTGTCAAGGCAGGCAGGCGTGAGTCCAACCTGAACATCCTGATCTATGGTGACAGCGGCGTCGGTAAGACGCGCTTGGCCGGATCTGCCGACGACGTTCCTGAGATGCGATCCGTTCTAGTTGTGGACTTCGAAGGTGGCACCGAGACCCTGAAGCACTCCTATCCCAACTGCGACACAGTGCGTGTGGAGAACTGGAAGGAGATGCAGGCCGTCTACGACGAGCTGTATGCGAGCAATCACAAGTACCGTACAGTCATTCTGGACTCGTTGACTGAAGTCCAGAAGTTCAACATGTACAATATCATGCAGAAGCTCATCGAGGAAAAGGGTGAGAGCCGCGACGTCGATGTGCCGTCGATGCGTGAGTGGGGCATCAACCTGGAGCAGATGCGGAAGTTCGTTCGTGCCTTCCGTGACCTGAAGGTCAACACGATCTTCACCGCATTGATGAAGTCCGATAAGGACAACAAGACAGGCCTGACCGTCAAGGAAGTCTCCCTCTCAGGCAAGTTGGCCAAGGAGGTCGCAGCGTTCCTTGACATCGTAGTGTTCATGTACATGCGAGAGATGGAAGTCGACAACGAGACCAAGCAGACGCGTCTCCTCCTCTCGCAAGCTACGGACACTTGTACGGCTAAGGACCGTACCGGAAAGCTCCCCCAGGTCATGATCGAACCGACCATGGCGGAGATCATGAAGTACATCAACGACAACGAAACAGTCAACGCCTAAAACAAGGAAACCAAAAATGGGACTGAAGGTCAATTTCTCTTCGGAAGAGGCCTCTTCCGAGGCTCGCTCCGTCGAGCTGCTCCCGCGCGGTGAGTACCACGTGAAGATCACCGACGTGGAAGACCGTGAGTGTGGCCCGGACAGCAGGAACCCGGGCAAGCCCTACTGGGGTATGAAGTTCACCGTTCAGGACGGTAGGTACGAGGGCCGTAACGTCTGGACGAACTGCATGCTCTTCTCGCCTGCACTCTACACCCTGTCGCAGCTGATGAAGGCCCTGGGCTTCAACATCCACGAGGGCGACTTCGAGGTGCCCGATGGTGAGGACCTGATCGGACGCGACGTGGTCGTGGCCGTCAAGGTCAAGGGCAAGAGCAAGGGCAAGGATGGCCAGGAGTACGACGAGCGCAACGAGATCATGGGCATCAAGCCTTGGGTCGAGGGTATGACTCTCGGCGCAACGTCGGGTACGACCACGAAGAAGGCTGGCTCCCTCCTGCCGTAACCGTCCTGAAGTGAGCGGGGTTCTCCCCGCCAGCGGATTCCTTAAACGACCGAATATGGTGCCGCTCACTTCCTTAAGTCCGAGAGGGATGGTAAGTGCAAATTCACACCTCTTTCTTCTCCCATCTCTTCGGGCAGGCGGAAGGGTATTTGTGCATTGCGTACCTCCAGGCAGGGATGAAAAACTTCCAGGAAGAGTTCTATGCCTGGCCTGCTGAGATGGCCAAGGTCGGACAACGTGTCGACCTCATGTCCGCAACACACAACGTTTACTTCTGTCCGCAGCTCCTATCCCGCCCCAAGAGAAATAAGGACAGCGTTGCTACTTGCACCAACGCTTGGTCCGATCTCGATGAGTGTCATCCGAGCAACTGCCTTGTAAAGCCTACGTTTGCAGTTGAGACCTCACCCAATCGTTACCAGGCGTATTGGGCCTTTGAGGACCCGGTCGATCCTTTCGATGCGGAAAGCCTTAGCAAGCGCATTGCATACTACCATGCATTCCAGGGAGCCGACAAGTCAGGCTGGGATCTGACCCAGCTGATGCGTGTACCTGGCACCTACAACCGGAAGCCGGAGTACGACAATGTTGCTGTTAGGCTCATCGACCACCGCGCCAACAAGTACCGAGTGGATGACTTCACCCGATACCCAACACTGGCTGAGACCTCAGGTGTAGAAGAGCAACTCCCAGAAGCTCTG